TCAGCGTCTAGTGAACTTCCACTTCCATCATTTCCAGCATGAAAAACTTTATTACCTCGCCAAGTTAAAGCATCATTTCCAGAACCAATTTGAAGTTCATTTGTACTGTCATTACCACCATATCTAAGTCTTACTTTATAACCACTTGATGCTGAAATAAAAGTATCTTGATCTCTAGAAATAATCATATACTCAGAGTTAAAAGTTTGGTCACTATGTTTTAACCCAAAATAAGCATTAAACGCTTCTCCCATATATCCATCTGCTGTAGAACTGATGTCAGTCCTTACAAAGTTTGAAAATCTAGCCTCACCTGTAACGTAAAATTTACCATCATTGGCAAGTCTTATAGAACCAGAACCAGATTCCGCTTCAAAAACACTATATGCTGCATTACCACCGTCATTAGCGACTCTTAATGTGGCTGCTGTACCAATTGTGGTTGTAGAACCGTCATCACTAAAGAAATAATTTGCACCTGTCGCTGGTGCTGCACCATGGTTTGCAACTAATCTTCCATTTAGAGTTAAATCTCCAGTTAAAGTATCATTTGTGTCTGACCTTAAGTAACTAGATCCCTGCACTCCATCTAATAAATCAGCATCTAGCCCTGATCCTGCTCCATCCGTACCTGCATCCCAAACTGTATTTCCACCTCTTTGTAATGATCCACCATTTGACTGTAAATTTAAAGTAAAACTAGCAAAATCACTTGATCTAGCTGCTTGCATAGCAACTTTGTAACCTCCACCTTGGCCTAAAGATGCAACATATAAATGAACATCACCACCACCAATTCTGCAAGCTGCATCTGCATCGCTATCTAAAGCTGAAGGTCTAGTTAAGTCATTTCCTATTTCTGTCTTTCCAAGTATCTTAGCTGTTCCATTACTATCTATTCTAAACCTATTAGTACTATTGGTAGCATCAACTATTTGAAAAATGCCATCAGCGTTCATTATGTCAAAATCATCATTATTATTTGTATCTACCAAACTTATTTTTGGCTGAGTATTACTAACAGTTAAATTTCCAGTTATAGTATCATCTGCGTCAGACCTTAAGAAACTTGCAGAACTTATACCGTCTAGTGTGTCTGCATCTAATCCTGACCCTGCTCCGTCTACTGTTTTAAGTAATGTAAGGATTTCTGAAGCTGTCTGATCTGCGGTGGCATTAGCTTCAATCCCATCAAGTTTGCTATGGTCTGCGTTGGTAAAATTGTTATCAGTTTGTGAGGGTAAATTTGTTAAATTAGCTCCACTTCCATAGTAGTTGTCAACGTAAGCTGCTCTCCATCTAACTGAGGTAGTTCCTAAATCTCTTTGACTATCATTATCGGGAACTATAAATCTAGTAATGAGATTGCCACTAAAAGTACCGCCAGCCAAAGGCATTTTGGTTGCTATTGAGTTTGTAACTGTTGTCGCAAAATTCGGGTCATCACCCAAAGCAGAGGCTAATTCATTAAGTGTATTTAAAGTTGAAGGGCTGGAGTCGATCAGATTTGCTATCGCTGTGTCTGCGTAAGCTGTTGTCGCAACTTTAGTAGAATTATCTCCTGCCGATTGGGTGGTTGCTGTTACTCCGTTAGTCAATACCCCAGAGCTAGAAGTCAAGCCACCGAATAGAGTGTCTCTGGTTGCAATATTAACTCCGTCAACTGTTCCTCCAAGCGTTATATTATTAGAAATATTTAAGTTTCCAGCAGCAGATAAAGTTAAATAATTGTAATCAGTTCCGCTTTGAGTTTGTGCAATACCAAATATTGTTCCACCATTTCCGCTATCGTTATCACCTAAAACAAGGTATTGATTAGTTGAACCCTGTAAGTTTGCTAATACTGAAGCATTAGCGTGTTGAAAGGTAAAACCTTTATATGAACTTGCACTTATTTGTCTTAGGTCTACATAATTATCATTAGTAATATCTCCTACTTGTAGAGATTTATTTATGTTATCAATTTTAATATCGCTAGAAGCAGTTAAATCACCAGCTACCTCAAGACCTGTTCCGTTTATAAGTTTTAAATCTGTACTTGTAAATCTTGCAGCAATATTATTTGAACCTGCTTTAGTAAGCATAAATTCAAGTATTCCATCTTCCGTTGTATTTGTAACATCGTCTGCTTTACCTGTGATTTTTGCATATACCTGTTTATTGTCGGCTGCATCTTCCCCTGTAAATTTAATCTGTCCTAAATAATCTGCATCTGCTGGTGAAGCACTATTTCTGTAAAGTTCTAAAACTGGACTCGCATTACTTGTTGAATCAGTTGATGTAAGTGTAAGTTGACCATTGTCATCTATTTTTAGAGACTCACCAGTAGTTCCAAAATTAAATGTAAAAGTTCCACTAGGATGGCAGTTAAAATCAAGAGATTGAGATGATTGTTGACCTATGCCAACGTCATTCATTGTGCCACCAAAATCCCCAAATTTTACTCTGAAAAAATTTGTACTACTTGGTGCAGCATAAGATGATTTGGTAAAAGATTGTATTCCTGTTCCTGTTATATCCCCCGTTACGTCAATACCGCTTGAAAAGTCTACATTAGTTGCAAATGTAAATTGACCAGCCGAAGTACAAGACATTCTTGTAGCACCAGCGTCATTATCGAACAAAACAAATGTTCCATGACTATTTGTAAGCCTAAAATCGTTTTCTGAATTAGTATCGTTAAAAGTTACAGAAGGAGAGTCATTATTTATATTTATATTGCTGGTTGATGTAAGTCCACCACCTGTGATACTTCCTAATGTGGTTATAGCTTGCGATCCAAAATCAGGAGAAATCTTTGTTCCAGCTATCGCTGCATTTGAGGCTATATTTGCGTTATCAATTACCCCACTATCAATAGTAAAAGTATCACCACCATTGCTGACAGTTATATCTCCCTTATCTCCGTCATCTATCCCTCCACTACCTGATATTTCAGCTACAGATCCATTATCTTTCTTTGTAAATAATTTACCAGAATCAGTCCGTATCGCTATTTCACCGACAACTAGATCATTAGCACTTGGATCGCTACCACTACCTCTCTTAAGTCTAATTGTATTTGCCATTGGTTCACCTCCCTATGGTTTAATTTTAGTAGGTGCCTCCATTAATGTCGAACCCAGAAGTTGCTCCATCTTCTAAAAATGTAACGAGAGTAGCGAGGGAAACTTGTTTCATTGTTCCATTATCATTACAAACAAAGCGATCTGCTGTGGCAAGAGTTATCGCAGAAGCACTTGTATTTCCATCCAATATATTTAATTCTGATGTCGTTATAGTTTTTCCATCTAAAAGATTAATTTCAGTTGCGGTTGCTGTAACTCCATCTAATATATTTAACTCATTTGTTGTAGATGTTAAACCATCTAATTTATTTAATTCAGCAGTCGTGACTGTTGCTCCATCCAGGATTGCAACTTCAGTTCCAGTAAGGTCAGCAAGTGCCGAAGCTGTACCACTAGACATGGTTGCAAGTTCTGTTAGCTCAGAATCAAGTGGTTGTTTATTGTTTAATTGAGTTTGAATACTAGATGTAGCATCTACTCTATTTAATTGAGCTGTAGTTACTGTAGCTCCGTCTAATATTTGAACCTCTGTATTTGTTAAATCTGCTAAAGCACTAGCAGTATTTTGATTCATGGTCGCAAGCTCTGTTAGCTTGTCTGAATGTGGTTCTATGTCTGTGCCAATCACTAGACCGAGATTTGACCTTGCACCTGACTGTGTCGAACTTCCTGTACCCCCATCAGATACCGCTAGAGTTCCTGTGATAGAACTAGCACCAAGATCAACAGCAATCTCTGTAGATTCAATTACTAAACCGCCATTTGATTTGAGATCAACAGAAAGTGTGTTACCAGACTTATCAAGTCCATTTCCAGCTATAACCTGCCCTGCTCCTGAGAACTGAGCAATACTAAGGTTATTCGTACCAACAACAGCACTTCCTTTATCAGAAGTACAAACAAATCCATTCTCTCCGTTTACTGTTCCCTGCTCAACAAAAGTAAAGAAACCAGCAGCATCAGCACCAGCAGTTAAGTCGGCTGCTCTTGCTGGGGAAGTTCCGACTATGTAAATACCATTTTCTGACGCTGTGTTTTGGTTTTTGACTAAAACACGATCATTAGTTGAGAGAGTAACACCATCTAACGTGTCTCCATTATTAAGAGCAGTAGATATTGTTATGTTCGCTGTAGTAGCAGCAACACAACTGTCTTTAACATCTAATCCCTGTGCAACTCCATCTACATAGCCTTTGTTTGCAGCGTCAGAATCAGCAGTTGGGTCTGCTACATTTATAAGTTTTTGATTATTTATATTAAGTTGCCCATTTGGGACATTCATGGAGTTTAATCTGTTAGTTCTTACTGCTCCATCAAAATCAGTTATTTTGTCATGTAGAATATTTGGAATATCAGCAGCAACTAAACTTCTAAACGTAGGTGCAGAAGCAGATCCAGAGGTAGGGCCAGATAATATTGTATTTGCACTTCTTGTATCTGTTTTATTGAAAAACGCACCAGCACCACCAATAGGGATTATTGAACTTGCAGCAGGTGGAGTATTACCATCATCACCAAAACCGTAATATAATTTTAGATCATTTTCGTTAAAAGCTAATTCTGAAGGAGATAAACTTGAGGGAGCACCAGCCGATCCACTAGCTGCTCTCTTTTTTATGCGAATAGTGTTAGCCATGGCCTAAAAGTTTCCTCCATTAACGAGTGTGAGTTTTGTAGTTGTTGCATCTGCTTTAAATGTAGCAGAAGTTGAGTCATAGTAAATGACAGAACCATCGGCTTTATTGGTTTCATCCAATTCTAAACCTTTTGGTCCAGCAGGTCCTTCGGTAGCAATTTGAACTGTAGTGGCCTGTGCCGACTCTGTAATTGTAACTGTATTAGTTACCTCATCGACTGTTACATTATTTTTATGTTCAGTAATATTTACTGTATTCATTATGTTGAGTAACCCTCTGATACAAATATAGTTCCTTCTAAATAATATTCTTTCAGTCCATTTGTATCTGTTAAAACAACATCATATTTTAAAACTTCTGGTGTAAAATTAGCAGTCTGACTATCAGTCAACGCAATATGCACAGTTCCAGCAGTCCTGTTCGTATAAGTTACAGTCCAGTCGGCATACTTGTTGGATCGTGGCTCATCCCAAACTTGTGCTGCAACTGTATATCCAGTTAAATTTATTGCAGCGTTATTAGAGTCCTTAAAAACAAGTTTAATTTTATGATCTGACCTTCTTTGGACAGTCATGTTATATGTTCCAGGAGAGACTGCCATTAGCTATATGGAGATGTGCCTAGTATATCAGTTTTCCATTGTGCTTTAAGAGCATCTGTGTCATTTGCAGCAGCTATACCAGAATCAGCAGGAGCATCTCTTAATGCTTGTTTCTTAGCAGCTACTTCTGATTTTTTAGAAGAATCATCAGTTTCTATCGCTCTTTGAAATTCAATATCAAGTTCTTTAAATTTTTCTGCTCTTGCAGCACGAATGTTTGTTTTATGAATTTCTCTGGCTTTCGCCATATCTACACCAAATCCCATAATTTACTCCGTATAAGTCCAAGCATCTCTAAAACTCCTGTCAGTAGGAATAGCAGATTTATCTACAGTATAAACAGTCTTACCACTAGGGCAATCTTTAGCTTTAATTTCATCTAAAGTTAAAGTGCAATTATCTGCTGGACAGACAATGCAAACATTACCATCATCATCTGTGTAAATAAATCTGGTATCTGATTTAGCCATAAAGTTTTTCTTTTAATATATCAAATTACCTAAAAACAGCAAAATATCCACCGCCACAATCTCTACGACCATTCTCTAGTGCATACTTAGTTTCAACAAAGAAACTTCCAGCAGCTACAGTATTTGAAAAAGATGCCATCGTTCTGTTGGTATCGTTAATATCACCAACTCCCATAACAACAGAATAATTTGCATCTGTCATTGCGTTTGTAAATGACAATGTATATTTTCCAGTTCCATTATCAGTAACACTTGAAAAATTGTAACTTTCTCTTATAGATGTAGTTCCTTCTCCGTTTACGTTAGCCCATGCTTTCGCTCTGCCAGTTTCAATTTGTTCTGGTGTTGAGCTTGAACCACCGCTTGTATTTTGAATAGTATTAACTCTTAATGTAGACATAATTTAAGCTGAAAATACAACCACATAATAGTATTGCAAGTCATTTGCAGTACCACCAGATGACCAGTTATACGCATTTCTTACATTAATGTTATTAACATTAGGAGTGCTTCTCCGCCAAGTTAGATAGTTACTGTCACTACCTGTAGACCTCATACCCCAAGCAAAAGCAGCGTCATTTGCACTTGGTAGGGCATTTGTATAATTTACAGTCGTATTACCGCTTCCATTATCTGTTACAGATGAAACATTAAAACTATTTCTTATTGCTTGCGTTCCAGTTTGATTAAAATTTACCCATGCTTTTGCTACCGCATTGGCATTAATATCTGCAAGGCTAGTCATAGCAGACATAGCTATACTGTTGCCACCGCTTGCATCTTGTAATGTGTTTACTTTAAGTGTTGACATTAATTAGCTCCAAAAAATGCAATGTAAATATAAGACGGGTCTACTACGCTAAGACCTACTACTTGTGCATTAATCGTACCTGATGTTTTAAATCTATATGCGGAAGATGTTTGCGTAACTAATTGATCTATATTTATTAAAACTCTACCAGCATCATTTCTATGGGCAAATCCAGTTGCTATGTAATTAGCATCAGAAAAATTATTAGCAAAATTCACAGTATAATTTCCAGTACTATTATCGGTGACTGAAGAAACATTAAAACTAGCTCTCATATTGACCGTGCCATTTCCGTCTAAATTTACCCATGCTTTTGTAAGTTGTCCTTTTTCCGTTCCAGAACTATTCTGAAATACAGGTGCTGCTGATGAAATACTTTTTACTGTAGCGACTGAAAGTGTGCTCATATTTTAAGTCTTTATAACGTACATCATAGCTATGTTTCTTGGTCTTGCTTCTGAACCACCGTCATTAGCAATAGTTGTAGAAGTCGAAACAGTAACTCCTGTTGTCTTTGTAGAGATTCTGTTACTAATACCAGGAGTTGATGGAGTGTTAGTACCTCTAGGAGTGACAGCACCAGATGATCCACCAAAAGAACCGTTGTTATATAACAGATTGTGAAAGTGACCTGGATCAGTAACAGATGACGTTGAGGTCGCTGTGTGATTGTGCTGTTTATTTTGATCTGACTGTGAACTACCAATAGACCTACCACTGTCAGTACCTTTACCGTTATCAAAACCTCTTATAAACTCACCCCTTAAATCTGGCAAATTAAAAGTAGATGATCCGTTACCCGTTCCATATTGAGTACCAATAACAGCAAATAAAGCAGCATACGTTGTTCTACTAACTGCTGCTCCATTACACTCCAAGTAACCTGATGGAGCCGAAGCTACTGCCATACAAAATACTGCTCCACTAGGAACACCTTGAACTATAGAGAAACTTAAGTTTCCTGACCCATCCGTTTTTAAAAATTCTCCTGCATTTCCATCTGCTCCAGGTAATGTAAAAGTTAGGTTACTGCTGACAGAAGAAGGTGATTTTAAAGCAACAAAAGGAGCACCACTAGAATCTTGAAATCTTATCGGCAATCCATTACTCATATCTAATCCAGCGTCACTAATTTCTACTCTTTCAACACCAGCAGTTGCAAAGCCTATAGTATTAGCTCCAACTCTAAATATTCCTGTATCTGTATCTCCGTCAAAAGATAAAACTGGTGCGGAAGCTGCTGCACTATCATCAAGCAAAAGTTGACCTGTCATTGTGCCACCTGATCTTGGCAACAAACCTAAATTTGCAGAGTTAACAGGACCGATAGTTGTAAACCCGTTATTAGCAGAATTTCTTATTTTTAAATTATTATTATCACCCGTATCAACATAGGGCATAAAAGCTGCTGGATTACTAGGATCAGAACCACCACTATTAAGAGTTTTTATGGCATCAAATACTGAGTTAAGGTCACTTCTTACAGAAGCACCTGACGCATTAGCTATATTGTAGTCTGATACCTGACTCATTTAGAGAATACTTTTCTCCATATTACACTCCTTTACCATATCCTACAGCTTGAAATGTGAAAGTCCTATCAACAAAACTAGAACCATTTTTAATACTTACAGTAAATCCTGTGCTAGAAACACTACTTACAGTAAAGAAGTCACCTGATTGAGCATTTTGAATTGTAATTCCAACAGTAGGCAAAAAAGCATTTGCTCCACCCAAAGATGAAGTGCCAACAAAAAATGGAGTTCCAAATGTTACAGTCTTGGCTGAAGTGCCTGATTGTTGTGCAGCACTAGACGTTCCACTACCTGTCTGATAATTTTGCTCTGTCCTTGATTGAAATTCTGCTGTAAATCCTGCTTGCTGTACATTTATATTTTGAGCTGTATTGGTTGTTTCTAAAATTAATTTAAACTTAAATCTACGACCTTTAAATGTTCCATTGGCAAAATTATTGAACGATCCAAAACTTCCTGATGCTGTTTGTGAAGTTGCTACCTGTATCTGACAGTTCGCTTCATCTGCTGCTGCTCCATCAAAATTATTATCGACTACAGCGTACTGATCCCATAAAATACCTGGAGATCCAGGAATAAGTGTTTCAATATCTGTACCTATATTAAATCCTACAGCTTGTATCTTTCGTTTTAAATCAAGAGAAAATACAGCACCTAAATCCAATACATCCTTAAAAGCATATTCGCCCGTAGAATTTGTACCTGGATTTGTAAGTTGCAATGCACTGGTCGTGTTATTAAATGTTGTATTAGTTTTAGTGCCTTGAAATGCAGGGCTATCTAAATCTTCTCTATCCTGCAATATAACTTGAGTATCAATAAGATCAGGTAAATCCTGTATTACACTCGTTTCTCCTAAACTAAAATTACCTTGGTCATCTTCAAACTTGAGTATATATTCACCATCTAGAGATGGAACAATAACATCTGTGGTGCTTCCAGCCAATGCAGTAACAAGATCAACTGAGTTTTGAAATGTACCCGTGCCATCTGTTAAATTACTGTGCCTAACATAAACTCTTCCTCCATGCAAAACATCAGGATCAGTAGCTTGATTCCATCTAAGTCTTACTAACTTGTTAGTAATAGGTTCTAAAGTTAAGTTTTGAACATTCTCAGGTGGCTCAGTTTTACCTACAGCGTTAAAAGTTAAATTAGTGGATGTTGCAGATATTTTTAAAGCTGCGTTAAATGAAAATACTTTAAATTCATAAGCTCCTGCTTCTGTACCAACAATTTCAAAGTCAGGTCTAAATACAACTTCACTAACCCAGTTTGTATTGTTAAATCTATATTGAACAAGATATTGACTTACACCTGTAACAGATACCCAAGATAAAATTATCTTAGGTACAGCGAGAGCATTTATTACAACAATTATTTCAGATGCTTGTAAGTTAGATGGAGGATTTTTTGGCTCATTTAATAAAGATATACTTCTTGCAGGTAAACTAATCCCAGATTCAATATTGTTATACTTACCATCAATATAAGTTAAAGCTGATATTGCATAATTAATACCATCTTGTTCTTCAACAGAAATAACTCTAAATGTTTGTGCTTCTAAAGTAGAACTTTGCAACAACCATATAGCGTTAGCATTAGGTGTTGCGGACAAAGCTGAATCTAATGTGATAACCCCACTAACTACACCTGTAACATTTTTAGTCTCAACTGTTCCATCAGGCAAGATGACACTACATTTTTTATTCGTTCCAGTAAACGTATCTAAATCTTTAGTATTGTCTACTGTTATTTGAGTTTTAGCTGTATTTACAGACTTAATTCTTCCTGATCTTCTTTCTCCACCACGAACAGGATCATTGACAGAGATTACAGATCCAGGTCTTACTATCGCACCAGCGTCTATAGATGTGGTAAAGCTAACTACTTCAGATTCGTTTTGCTCACTAAATAGTATTGCTTTACCTAATCTCTGTGCTTGTCCACGGGAAGTACAGGCAAATGCTTTTACATCTTTTTTTATTATCCCTAACTTTGCTTGTGCAGCAGTATCTTCTACGACTTCATAATCTATTTCTCTGCTGTCCATGTTGAAATAGCTTACAGCAATAACTGTATGACGTTGTTTTAAACTGCTACCAGAATATGAAAACCCACCTTCACCTACGTTTGCCAAACTAAATAAATAACTAGGATCTGTTGGTTTATCTTGCGTAATAGTCACAGAACCTTCAGACCAAATAGGAAAACATCTCATAACACCAGCCAATTCATTTATTAGTGTGTACGCTTCCATAGATCCCTGTAAATTTACGTTGCAACTAAACCTTGCTTCCTGTCCTCCAAATCCATCTGATACCAATTCATTTGCATATCTACTAGCTGCTACAAAACTAAATAAGTCTAAATTGCTATCTGTTATATGCGTTCCAAATCCGTACCTTTCAGTCGTGAGAAGGTCAAGTAGTATTAAACTTGGGCATGAGCACCATTGCGATGCTCCCATTGTTCCATTAAATACGTAGCCAGTTGGATAAATAATTCTTCCCGTCTGTAAATCAACAGTAGGTGTACCAGAGTTATTAGATCCTGCTCCTGGTATTCTTACTTTTACACCACGAATACGAAAAGCTCTCTTAGGTATAGAACTAAACTGTTCAGAGTCTATTCTTAAATTTGTGTAAGCACTATTTGGATAAGTTTGTTTATCATCAATAATTTCAGTAATACTTGTCCAAGCAAAAGCATCAACAAGATTAGAAGATGTGCTATCTGCTGTAACTCTAACAACTCTTATATCTACAGGAAATGCACCTGTAATATTTACACGATATTCTTTTTGGTACGCATCCGCAGTTCTACCCTTGATCGTATCTGATAAAGCATCATTAAACCCCCCACTATTATATTGAACTTGTATTTTTAATTGAACTGAAGAACCTAATAAATCTCCTTGATCTGTAGCTCTTTGTAATTGTGGAAATGTAATTGTTACTTTAGCAGCATCTACGTTTGTATTTGTTATCTGACGGGTAACAGGAGAGGAGTTTGTTACCGTTACTCCTACCGCAGTTGTTGATTGGCTACTTTCAATTCCTGGAATATGCTCTTGATTTGATGTACCAAAACGAGGTGTAAACTCTACATTTTGAAAATTGAAATCAGAAGTTTCTGGATTTGTATTGCTGGCACTAGAGTTAAGGACTGGAGTGTCATTTAAAAATATATCTTTTAATGCTGCATTGTTATATGCAGTAGTACCTTTTGTAAGTCCTGCTTTTGATGGAGTAGCAAAACCTTCTATTTCTCCTTCAGATAATAAATCTTGAATCGTAGCAAACTGTCTACTGTTTAAAGTATCAGGTGCTCTTGTTGGAGATGGTGGAGTAGGAGGAGGGCCACCAGAACCTCTAATAATTTTATCTGTCATGCTGTTACCTGATTAGTGTCAATTCCTGCTGAAATAACAACTGATCCTGTTACTATTTCACCGTAAACTATCGGGTGGCTAGTTCCAGCTCTGCTAGTATTTTGCACCCCAGAAAAACTAAATGATATACGTGGATCTTCTTCATTACTAAAATCTGGTCTTTTGGGCAAAGGAAATAGCATTTCACTTACTCCCATTAAAGTTAAACCTAAACCTATGTTTGCTAAAGCAGCATTAGCACCAACAAAACCACTTAAGCCACCAAATTTTAAAGGAGCAAGAGGTACTGCTACAGGTAACATAAAAGCAACTCCTATAAGGGCAATACCTAATAATGATTTTCCAGCACCTCCAGCACCAGCTATAACTGGAACTATACTTATATCTGACTGTCCAGTAGGATTTTGTATATCCTCTTCTCCTATTTCATAATTATCAACAAGCACTTTATAATATCTATTTGCCATATGTGCTTCTAACCCTTCAAAATTAGTTATTAAAAATTTTATTGCATCAGCAGTAGAATTTATTACAGCATCTAATTCTTTATGACCTACAAAGTCAGCTAATTCTCCATAAAGTTTAACTTTTCTGAGCATAGCGATACCTCTTACCAGTACATTTTAACAACCATTCAGAGTAAGGCTCTCTACAAGATAGTCTATCTGCTAAATGATGTAAAACCATATCTCC